TCACCAGACCATCGGCAGTCCGAGGCATTGGCGCGCCCACCGTTCCACCGCCAGATTCTCCTCGTCGTCGCCAAGCAGCAATAAGTATCCGGCGTTCTTTCCGAGGGTGGCGGGCTGTAGACATTTGATGAGTCCTTGGTCGCGGAGGAATTTCCATGCTTGGACGATTCGGACCTTGGCGGTGCCCTCACGCGCTTTCATCGCGGCCTCCACCTCCTCTTCCGACTTGCCGATGACCTGCTCTGGGGAGAGTGCCATCATTCCGTGGTCTTCGGCAAGCGTCTTCCAGCCCTTCGTGTAGTAGCGGCATGGATAGCCCTTGGCCTTCGCGTCGCGGATTGGCTCTTGGTGTTCTCTATCCCAGTCATAGCTTGAGAGCGCCATGTCGATGAGCATGAGTTCCGCCATCGTGTGCACCGTGATCTTGCCGCCTCGCGGCTTGAGCAGTTTTCCTGCGCGGCTGAGCTCGTAGACTGCTCCAGCGTTGCGGTATCCCATCTTTTCCATCGCTTTCCTCTCCACGCCTAGAGGTAGAATCTTACGTGGAGACGCTAGTCCGTTTCCTGCCCTTGGCGTGCTCTTCAAACCTCACGCCAAGGGCTTTTCCTTATGTGGAATAATATACCACATGAGGTATATTAAACACACCCACAGAGATAGATTATTTTAAAACTCATAGGGATGTTTAAATATCCTATATACATGTATTACATGTGTTTACATATTTCTTTTACAAGAGCGCCAATGCGCCGAAAAAAGGAAGAATTGGCACGTTCCAATTCCCCCATCTGTGGTAGCTTGAAGCAGAGAGAAGGAAGGGGAAAATGAAGAAACTGATTTACTTCGTGCTATCCGTGCTGTTCGCAATCTCCGGCATCTACGGCATATACGACACCATCACCACACCGCAGGATGATCTGGCCACAAGCATCATTGCGATTCTGCTCCTCGCATTCCTCGCATGGCTTTTCATACATCTCTTCCTCAAACCTGAGCCACGCCATAAGCATCAAGCGACGAATGCGCCTGAATCATCGTCGGAAGCCGCCTCAGACGCTCCAACAGTGGAAACGGCACCAATCACCCATGCCGACGCGAATGATGGCGTGGAGGACGATTACGTGGCCATCGACATCGAGACCACAGGATTAGGCAGAAGCGCCCGAATCATCGAGCTAGGAGCCGTGAGAATCAGGCACGGGCGCAAGGTCGCGTCATTCAGCCAGCTCGTCAACCCGCAGATTCCGATACCGGCCAAGGTCACGCAGATCACCGGCATCACCGACCGGAACGTCAAAGGCAAACCCACCATCGACAAAGCGCTACCAAAGTTCTACGCTTTCTGCGGGCATGATACGTGGATAGGACACAATATTCGCCGCTTCGACCTGCCGGTGATCGCCAGGGAAGCGCAGAGGGTCGGTGCCGGAATGCCGGACGTCAGCTTCTACGACACCTTGGAAATCTCCCAGACACTCTTGCCGCAGCTTGACCGCCATAGGCTGCTCGACCTCATCCGCTATTTCGGCATCGCCAAGACGGAGCGGCATAGGGCCGCCGACGATGCGGCGCAGACCGCGCAAATTTTCGAATGCCTGAAGCGGATATAAGCTTTATAAAGACTTATAAAGCCGTATAAGACAATATAAAAGCCCCACGAATGTGGGGCTTAATGCTTTTTAGAGACTGTTCACGGCATTGTAGAATTCCTGAGCGTCCTCGGCCTTCTTGAATTTCAGTGGCAGTGAGCGCAACGCACTGTATTTCCATGTGACCGTGCGTTTCTTCAACACCACGCCCTGCAGGTCGCTTACCTGGTATGCTTCGGTCTTCTTGTACCGGTGCAGGTACGTCGTGCAGACATCCAATTCCAGGCGATTGGCATACAGGCGGATACCCATAAACAACGGATCGTCAAGCCTTTCGCACTCGTAGATCGCGCCCGGCGCGGGCTGTGGTCGTTTCGCCATGATTACTCCCTTCTCTTTTTTGCCTTGATTTTATCGCTCAAATGATGCAGACTCGCTCAGACATTGCCAGTCGGAAGTCTCCGAGCACTTGCTGGGTCACTTCCAGTTCTTGGGAGATGTTCCACGAATTCCCTTCGTACATTTGTTCTAGCATGCCGTAGCGGAGTGGGTCTATCAGCGTCAAGGCAGTTTCGCGTCTCGCCCGCCGCTCTAATTTCGAACTATCGTTCGAACAGCCGGTGTCGCCATGCCGCCAATGCAACAGCTCGTGCACCAACGTGCAGCGTTTCGCCGCGTACGTGAGCCGACGATCAATCAGGATGACGCGGTTTTCATTGTCGTAGCAGCCCCATAGTCCGTTCGGCAGGATGGCGCTGGACACGGTGACCGGCAGTCCGACAATGGCGCGGCGCATGGCACCGTAGGTCATGCGCCGGTCGATCGGCAGGTCAGGCAGGCTCGTCGTAATCCGGCCCAGCCTCTCCATTGATGGCCTCCTGCTTGCCAGCGGCCCGATACGCCGCAAGGGCCACGTCGCCCCTCTGCAGCTTGTTGAGGGTTTCGGCGGTTCTTTTTTCTTCCTGTGCTGCCAGCGCGTTTGCGAATAGCTGACGCAATGTCATCCCGCATGTCTTGGCGATTCGCTCGCAGTCCGATACCGTCAAGGGTGCGTCGAACCGGGCACGGACGAACCAATAGTTGCGGCTGAATCCACATTTCGCGGCGAAATCCGTAGCGGTCATACCGCTCCTGGATTGCAGTGCTTTGCAGTATTCCATGACGCTCCGCGCTCCGGCGGTAACGTCAGTGTTAGCTCTTGTTCCCATGGCTCCATGATACCCAATTGTGTACTTTTTGTAAAGTAATCAATTAAGTACTCTCGTAAGAGTATCCAAATAAGTACTATCTGTAATCAGCAACGAAACGAGAAAGGAGGTTGGGTGACAAGCGAAACGGAACTCATGAGAGCCAATATCCGAGGAGAGATGGCTCGAAGGGGCATGACGCAAGAAGACATAGCCAAAGCGATTGGATGCGAAAGGCCGCTGGCGAACAAGAAACTCACCGGCAAGAAAGACTTCACCGTAAGTGATCTGGAAAAAATCGCCGACATGTTTGGAATGACCCTCTTCCAATTCACTGCAGTGCTGCTCCAGCCGATCGACAGCATCAAACAATTCAAAGCCTGAAATCCACAACCAAAGGAGCGTCCGATGGACAGCAAGACCTACAACAAAGACCTGCGCAAAGCCTGCGTGGAAGCCGTCTTCGACGAATTCGCCGAGCATGGCGACATGATTCGCCCGCAATACGCGGAACAGTGGGATGAAATCGACGCGAGCCGGTTCCTGGGCCACATCACCGGACCGATGGACATCGACGTGACCGACCTCGTGGACGTCATCATCGACACGATCGCCAAGGAAGCAGCACAGAAATGAGCGGACAACTGCTCAACCCGCCAGCGCCGCCCGAACAGCGGAAGACGGTCTTCGACCCGCGGACGATCATGCTCGGCCTGACCGGCTACGCCATCCAAGTCGGCGAACACGACGCCAGACTCGTCAGACTCCACGAGGACGGGAAGACCATCCTCACGGAAGTGGACGCCAAAACCACAGAAACATTCGCCTACCACCTTTATGACGCGATAGGAGGAACACGATGATCCAGATTATCTCGACCATCTGCAACATCATCACCAACATATGCCTGGTCATCACGAGCGCAGAACTTTTGTCCACCGGGAAAACCATCGACGAATTGCAGGACCTCATGAGGCACGACGGGCGAAAGGCAACCAAATGACCGACCACGACTGCTGGCTCGAAGACCAGCGGGAGAAGACGCGGAAGCCGAACTACACGCGCCGCCGCATCAAATTCGCCCTCGTCAGCATCGGCCTCATCTCCAGCCTGACCATCATGCTCACATGGCATGGCGGCAGTACCACCGCCGCGCTCATGGTGGAAGGCGTGTACATCGCCACCGCATTGTGGCTGATCGTCAGATTCGCGCCACGCGACTAAAAGACTTCCCACCAGCCGACAGTCCAACAAAACAAACCAAATCTGGGATGTTTTTCGCGGACATCCACGTTCACTCATGTCGGCTGGCGGGGACATATAACTGAATATCGATTATTATCCACGCGCCGACGATACCTGCCTTACATACACTGTCGGCGCATTCGGCTGGGCGACGGTTCGCCCGTCCACGGATTCCAATCTCTTCTCTCTCTATCAAAAACGCAGGCACTCCGGTGTTTGCAAACCCTTTCAAGTCCGCCTGACGGCCAGTCACCGTCGGCCACGCCACCGGCCGCCAGCATGTTCAGGTCATGCTCCAACAGTCAAAGGGGCGTTCGGAATCCAAGGACGGCATCGGTTCGACACCGGTGCCAGCTACTCAGCCCCATCCACTCGTCAGGACGGGGCACGCAACGTCAACAAGCAAAGGAAACACAATGGACGGAAACAAACCACAGGTGGCAACATGGGTGCTCTGCGTCGACATCGACACCGACAACAACCCGGAATCCGACCCAATGTTCGTCGCCGCACTTGACATGCCGCTGGACGGCGGCCTGATCAGCGTCACCCTGCCTGGCAGCAGACTCGACAAAGCAACCGCGATTGCCGCCCGAACCGCATGCCAGGCCATCGACAAGGCACTCAAACGTCACCTCGAACGCGGCGGTGACAGCGACACCCCGGAAATGCTCACCGGCCTCCACATCGACCCGATGGGCGACATTCAGGACGGCAGGCCATGACAGACCTGCTTACGCCAAATGAACTGGCCGTCATGCTCGGCATGAGTCCACGCACCCTCGCCAACTGGCGGAGCACCGGCAAAGGCCCGCCATATCTGAAAATCGGCGTGGAACCGCCGGAAGGCCATCAGGACAGGCGCAAGGTCAGATACCAGCGCGCCGTGGCCGAGCGGTGGGCTTCGGCGCACGAATACCAGAGGACGGTGGCGAGATGAAAAACGGAATGTTCGTTCCGGCGACACAGTGCAAAAGCCATCCAAACGTCAAAAGCGACTGGAAAGCACGCGTCGACACCGGCAAGCCGACCCTCACACAGCAGGGAATCGACGTGGACGAGTTCATCCGCGAAAACCACGCGCTCATCGAAAGACTCAGGAAAGGAACACGTTGAAACACGAATACACGTTCGAAGAACTCGCCGAACTGAAGAAAATCTACGACGAGTCAGGCGAAGCAGGACTCCAGATCGGCGAAATGCGGGCGTTACGCAAGGCCGGACTCCTCACGCAAGGCCTGCCGGAGAAACCGTCGAAACGAGACCTCATCCTCGCGCACTGCAAAAACCGCATCGACCAAGGCCAAACGTTCGACGGCAAGGAAACCGCCGAAGCGCTCAACATGAGCCCGAAAACCGTCGGTAACATTCTCAGCCAACTCCGCAAGGAAGGACTATTGCCGGTCTTCGACAAGCACTCGCCACGCAAAACCACCACAACCGGAAAGAAGAAGGAGACCATCATGACCGTCACATCGAAACCAGCCGCCAACAAGGAGGAACCAATGAGCCAGGGAATCACCGCCAACAAGGAGACAGCACCGGAAAAAGAGTGCGAGAACCCACGCGCCATCATCGTGAACGCGCTGGTCGGCATCTACGACTCCATCTCCGCACTGCAACGCGCCGCATACCACGCCAACGACAAAGTGGTCTACATGTTCGCCACAAAACTCATGAACGGCGAACTCATGGACTTGAAGGCCAACTACTCGAAGGACGTGGTGAAGTGAGGCTCAATTTCAACAGCAAGGATGGCGTTTTCGCCATCAAAGCCGAAAGCGAAGAGGAAAAAACCGCGCTCAAAACGTCGGCACCCGCCATCTGCAATCTCATCATCGATTTTTTTAACGGTGAAGTCCAGGAAATGAAGGTGGCGAAGGAATGAAGCGCATCCCACTCAAGGACACGGAACGTTACACGATCGAACGGTTCCGGCAGTGCAAGAAGACGGAACGTCATCTCGCGTGGCTGAAGAGCCGTAAGGCCGGCGTGGGCGGTTCCGACATGAGCACGATTCTCGGCCTGAATTCCTTCAAGACGCCTTACGATCTGTGGCTTGAGAAGACCGGCCGTGTGGAACCGGAGGACATCTCCGACAAGTGGGCTGTCATCCGCGGCAATGCCTTGGAGAACGAGCTTCGCAAGCGTTTCCGTGCCAATCATCCGGAAATGCTCGTCACGGACGGTACGGACAAGCAGTTCATCAGCCGCGAAAAGCCCTATCTGCGCGCTTCCCTTGACGGCATTCTGCAAGGGGAGGACGGAAGTTTCGGAATCCTCGAAATCAAGACTGCGAGCAGCCGTCGAGCGGGGGACTGGCATGACGAGGACGGCAACCTCCGAATTCCACCTTACTATCTCGCTCAAGTCGAGTTCTATACGCTCGTCACTGGATGGACGTGGGGCTACGTGTACGCGGCCATCGGAGACGACGAGCCGGTGGAGATTCCGTTCGAAGCCGACGTGGAGGATATGGCTGCGATCGACAAGGCCGCAGCCGACTTCTGGCATTTCGTCACTTCCGGCACGCCGCCGCAGTTGACCGGCGGTGACGTGCAGAAGGCGTTCCCGGAACCGACGCCGGACATCGTGGACGAAAGCGACGATGACCACCTCTACTGCCTGCTCGCAAGGTACGAGAGCGCCATCAGAATGCTTCATGACATGAAGGCCACTCAGAAGGAATTGCAGGAGCAGATCATCCTGCGCATCGGCTCGCATACGGGCGTGCGCTGCGGCAACCTCCAAGCCACCTACAAGCCGACGACTCGCAAGGAATACGTCGTTAAAGCCGCCACATACCGCAAATTCGCATTCAAATCCATCGAGGAAAAGGAGAAGTAAATTATGGGACAGATCGCACAGCAGGCACAGGGACAGCAGTTGCAGCCGCTCAACCCGAGGGGCAAGCTCAAGCAGCTTGTGGAGCATTCATGGCCGCAGATCGCACGTGTCATCGGCGGCAACCTCGACAGCGAGGCATTGCTGCAGATGTGCATCAGCAGCATCAACCGCACCCCCGCATTGGCGGAATGCACGCCGGTCAGCGTCCTTTCCTGCTTCATGCAGTGCGCCGCCCTGGGCTTGCGCCCGTCCGACGTGGACGGCTTGGGACAGGCGTACATCCTGCCATACGGCAACAAGAACTATGCCACGGGGGAGAAGCAGGCCACGTTCGTCATCGGCTACAAGGGCATGCTGAAACTATTGGAGAACAGTGGAATCTACGCGCAGCCGAGGGCCGTCTACGAGGATGACAACATCAAGCTGAAGCTTGACGAGAACGGCGTGCCGACCATCGAATGCCCCGACGAGGTGAACGTGGACGCCGACCATAGCGAGGAAAAGCTGAAATTTGTGTATCTCAGCGTCCAGCTGCCGAACGGCGGACGATACGCCGACTACATGTCGAAACGCGATCTGCTCGAATACCGCGAGAAGTACGCGCCACGCAATCGCAGCCGACAGATCACCGGACCGTGGGTGAAGAACTTCGTGGAGATGGCGAAGAAGACCATCATCCGCCGCAGTTTCAAGTACCTGCCGGTCAGCATCGAAGCGAAGAAAGCCGCGAGCGTTGACGAAACCACGCCGGACTACAGCGACGTGTTCCAACCGGTAATCACCGATTCGACTGATGACGTGAACGCCGAAGTCATGGAGCCGGACATGCCGGACACCGAAACCGAAGCCGACGTGAAGGAGGCTGAGTGATGGCCGGAGAAACCGTTATCACGATCGTCGGCAATCTGACCGCCGATCCTGAATTGCGTACGACGTCCGCGGGCGCGCAGGTAGCGTCGTTCACGATCGCCAGTACGCCGCGTTCCTGGAACCGCAGCACGAACCAGTTCGAGGACGGTCAGGCTTTGTTCATGCGCTGCTCCGCGTGGCGTGACCTCGCCACTCATTGCGCGCAGAGCCTTGCGAAGGGCATGCGTGTGATCGCGCAGGGTCGTTTGCAGCAGCGTTCCTATCAGGCGCAGGACGGTTCCAACCGCACGGTCATCGAATTGCAGGTGGACGAGATCGGCCCGTCCCTGCGTTATGCGACGGCTCAGGTGCAGAAGATGCAGTCAGGCGGATACCAGGGCGGCAACGCCAATGGTGGCGGCTATCAGCAGCAGCCGCAGCAGGCACAACAGCAGTCGCAGGGAGCCGACCCGTGGGCTGCGCCAGTAGAGCCTGAATTCTGATGGAATGGATCGAACCGCCGGACGTGGAACCGGTATGTCCCAGGCATGGGTGCGCGCTGTATCCGGCGCGCCCCATCCCATGCCCCGAATGCGAAATCGAAGCCGAAGAACAGGAGGCCGACCATTATGAGCGAGATTGACCTCGCGATAGGCAGGCAATTGTGGTGGACGCAGAACCGCCGAAGCCGCAGCTGGGCGGTGCCCTACCGGAGGAAGAAGCTGGTCAAGACGATGAGCCTGCTCACCTTCCGAAACCTCATCAACAGTGGCAAGCTCAAAAAGCCCGAGCATTGGCCGGTGCATGTGACAGCCATCATCCACCCACTGACCCACGGACGCTTCGACCCGGAAAACGCGGCCCCAATGGTCAAGGCGATACTCGACGGCATCACCCAGTCAGGCTACTGGCCCGACGACAACGCGGACTACGTGCTCGGCCCGGACTACCGGCTAGGCGAGCCAAGCACCGAAAAAGGCGTCTACCACATCACCATCCGAATCGAAGAGGAGGAACACTAACCATGGCTACCAACGTCACCCAGAAAGACAAGACGCTCAACGAGATCATCGACTGGGCGAAAAGTCGCTGTCATGAAGCCGGACTTTCCAGATTCGATGTCCGCAGAAAGAGCGACCGAGACTTCTATGACGGCCAAGTTAACGCATTCCATGAAATGCTAGAGCTTTGCCGTTCCATGCTCGGCTATTCCGGCTCCATGCCGTCCGAGGTGCCGAATCAAAGCGAGGACGCGGAATGATCGATGATACTGATGTGCGCTCATGGCTCAAGGATAATTTCGGCCATGATTTTGGCGCGGAGAGGTTCGTCATGCCGCAGAACGCTGCTGGCGCATGGCTTGTGGAGCCGAAGGCACTTGGCCCGATATGGTCCGAAACATGCCGGATGAATTTCCAACGGCTCTTCCGCGAAACCGTTTTGAACACCTCTTTGATGGACAGCATCAACCTCCACGGCGTCATGAAGCCAATCAGCAATAAGCTACGCAAGATGGTATACGAACGTGACCATTGCCGTTGCGTCACATGCGGAGCCACCGATCATCTGAGCCTTGACCACATCATTCCGTGGAGTCTTGGCGGCGAGGACACCATGGAGAATCTTCAGACCATGTGCCGCTCGTGCAACTCAAGGAAAGGGAACAGGGTCGATGTGGTTCAAGGTGGATGATTCGTTCTTTTCGAATCCGAAGACCGCGATGCTGTCTGACGGGGCAACCGCATTGTGGCTCCGTTCCGGCTCATGGTCGGCGCAACAGTTGACGGACGGGTTCATTCCCGCCCGCATGGTGCCGATGTTCCGTGGCTCCGATGATTCCGTGCGCGAACTGTGCGATGTCGGATTGTGGGAGCGTGACGATGAAAGGGATGGCTATCGGTTCCACGATTGGTGCGACTATCAGCCGGACGGGGAGGAAGTGGACGCTCTGCGCCGGAAGCGGAGCGAAGCGGGCAAGAGGGGCGCGGACCGTCGTTGGAAACGGAAAACCGTTGACGAAAATGGCAAAAATGGCAAAACCGATGGCAAATGCCATGGCAAACCTATGGCAAACGCATGGCAAACCGATGGCAAGTCGATGGCAAACTCATGCCCCGTTCCCGTACCCGTACCCGAGAAGAAAGAGAAAGAAGAATATTCTTCTTCTTTCTCCAAAGAAATCAGCCCGACCGAATACGCCGACATGGCCGAAAAGGACGCGACCGACAGAACCATAGCCTCGGAATACACGAACCTCGACCTCACTGGCGCATGGAATGCATTCAATTCACGGCATTACGGCGAAACACGCTCCGTCAACGACTGGACGCGCCTGTGGAAAGGCTGGTGCCAACGCCGCGCCAACATGAGCGGCATACCACCCTCGAAACGCCACATACACACGTGGAAATGCCGCCACGTGCTCGAAGCGCTCGGACGCGACGAAGAAACCGCACAGGCAGACGAAAAGGCCTGCGAATTAGCCGACAAACTCAACAAGGAGAAATCATGAAACACGATAAACCGGAAACCATGTACAGCCGTGAATGGTTGGAACACGAACGCCGCAAGGCATGGCAGGAAGGCTACGCAGCCGGATGGAAAGACCAGGAATGCGACTTCCCGCAATATACAAGCGAAAACCCATACAAGGAGACCATCGAAATCGAAAAGGAAGGTGAATGATGGGCGGATTGGACAAGGTTGAGAAAATTATGATTGGCGCACTGGTGGTATTCGTCGCCGCAATGCTCTCCCTGGGGGGATTAGGCATCTACGCGTCCTGGTATGCGGGCACGCATCCCGATTACGGCATGGTGACGGTCAAGACCGGCGACGTGAACTGGGTCTGTCTGACCGATCATGGCAAGACCATCGGCTGCGACACCGTGGAGGAATACAAATGAAGAAAATACTCGAAGACATGATCATCAAGTGGCATCAGGCCGGTTACGCGCTTGACGAGATCGCGCCGCTCGTGCCGCAGGTGCCGAAAGCCGAAATCGCCGCACTCATCCGCCAGCACGACAAGGAGACACGACTTTGACCGACTGCCAGCACTGCCACAAGCCCATGAAGCCGGTGTCCGCGAATCTGCTCTGCGCCAGCTGCCGTGAAGACTACTGGACGCTGATCCGCCAGCTTGGACACGTCCAACTGCCCGCCCTGCGAAGCATCATGCTCCGACAGGCGCACATCGGCCCCACAGGACACACGCCGAACAAGGGCAACGCGCCACTGCCCATCGACACCCACGCTCAAGACCTCATCGCAGACAGTGAAGCATGGTTGGCGGAACAGGCAGGCAAAATACGCGCCGCATACGCTGGATACGACTGGCGGAAAGCATGGTATGCCATCATCGGCAACCGGCACACCATATTGGCGATGAGCACCGCCGCCGATGACTACGCCGCCCTGGAACACATCGTCCGACGCAACGAACAAGCGCTGACGCCGGAAGACGAGCTCATAATCCTCGGCACCTGTCCAAACTGCCACACGCTCCTCACCGGCACGCCAGAAGCCGAATCGGTCACATGTCAAGGCTGCCACGGTGAATGGGCTGCGCCAGCAATCAAAGCAGCACGAGACGAAAGACTATGGCAAGTGCAAATCACCGGCACACCCAGCGACGCGGCCAAAGAGCTGAAACGATACGGCCTGACCATATCACGCAACCTCATCAGCCAATGGCTCAAACGCGGCAAACTGTCGCACGCCACGCCGACAAAACACAAAGGAGAGTACGTGTTCAACCTCGGCGAGTTGGCCGCACAACTTGACTGTCACCGTTGAAATGCTATACTGTCGTATGTTCGTAGAATGGTTCAGCCGGAAAATGGTTGGACCATTTTTCATATCCAGCTTCGGTAGCTCAGCGGTTAGAGCACAAGGGATAGCACAGATACCTAGGACGGATACCTTACCGGCCATGGCTTCCTACTTCTTAAATCGAATGCCCGTGATGATAAAAAGATAGTGCATCCCACACCATGCGCTGGTTCGACTCCAGCCCGAAGCACCACAAGGCGGTGATCGTATGCCAGGAAGAGCACGCAAGACCAGCCGCCAATTCGAAAAAGACAAGGCCGCATTCTTCAACCAATGCAAGGCACAGCATGCAGTCTGCTGGCTCTGCGGCATGCCGATAGATTATTCAGCACCGAAGAACACAAGCGATGACAGCTTCAACCTCGACCACCTCTACCCAGTCTCGAAGCACCCCGAACTCCAATTCGACCCAGCAGGCTTCAAACCAAGCCACACCAGCTGCAACCGACTAAGAGGTAACAGTGACCCGCCCGCACCAATCGGCACACTCTCAAGACAATGGATAACAACAGCATGAGCAAGGAGACAATGATGCCACAGCAGCCAGTCACGCTAGAGCTCACCGCCACAATCAGCGACAAGACATTCCCAATCAGCTCATTCACCGTCAACATCCCAATCAACGTCACCCACAACGAAGTCAACACCTTCAAGGTCGGAGACACATACACCACACTCATCACTCCAAAACCACCAAACACAGACGAACTCATCACACGATTCACAAACGCAATCAAAGCATTCAAAACAGCATTCGAAACCAACCCCGACGGGGTAGGGGCGGTGAAATCCTGAAAACCACCCCGAACCGACCCACGTCCCGCGTGGTTGGTCTTCCTCTCCCCGATGAGTGAAATTGTTGGCGGGTCGCGCGCGATGGCAGATTGGGGGTGTTTTCGATGAGTGCGAAGTTTCCGAGTCGGAATGTGGCGGAGGCGTTGGAGCGTTCGTTGAAGAACGCTGACCTCAAGGCTGTGAATTCTGCTGTTGTCGCTGCGGCTCGCGTGTTGGCTGAGCGTATCGATTATCTGACGTTCTCCGGTTTTGTCGATGAGAACGGCAAGCTCGACAACGTTTCGCTGCCGACGTTCCTCAAATATTGTCAGTCGCTTGGTTTGACGGTGGATGCTCCGGCTAAGGTTGGTCGTCCTGCGAAGCCGAAGGTTGAATCTAAGCCGGAGGCGCGTAAGAGCGACAAGGTTGTGCAGATGGAAGATTTCATGAAGCGTTTCGGCTAGGAGGCGTTCGATGGTGTCGGAAGATTTGAGTGTTTTCGGCGCCATCGATGATGACCTGCATGGTGTTACGTTGCCGCGTATCTTTACGCCGCCGTTGCGTCCGTTGACGAGGGAGACGAGCAATGGTTTCGCGGTGATCGCGTTCGCGGAGATCATGCTGCACGTGCATCTCTATCCGTGGCAGCAGTGGCTTTTAGTGCATGCGCTCGAACTGCTGGAGGATGGCAGCTATCGCTTTCGTAAGGTGATTGTGCTTGTGGCCCGTCAGAATGGCAAGACGACGCTTATGGGCGTTTTGGCCGCATGGTGGCTGTTCGTCGATTCCAACAAGCATCCGGACAGGGTGCCGCCGGTGAAGTTTCTGGTGGTTGGTGCGGCGCAGACGTTGGACAACGCCAAGGGCCCGTACAATCAGGTCAAGGAGTGGTGCAATCCTCAGCCTTCTACTGATGAGGAAGCGGATCTGGTCATTCCGGATCTCGCCGCGATGACGCAGAAATTCGTCAACACTAACGGCGAGGAGGCGATCATCACCCGCTCGAAGGCCCGCTATATCGTCCGCGCCGACAAGAACATTCGAGCGAAGTCGGCCGCGCGTGTGGTGTTCGATGAGTTGCGTGAGCAGCATACTGATGATGGCTGGAATGCCGTCAGCCAGACCACGAAGGCAGTCTGGTCGAGCCAGTTGTGGGGCATTTCGAACGCGGGCGATTATCGCAGCGTCGCGCTTCGCAAGCAGGTGGACAAGGGCCGCAAGCTTGTTGACGAGTGGACGCGCCTGAGCGCCGACGGTGGCAATCCGGCCGACGTGTTCCTGTCCGGCGAGCAGGATGGATCGTTCGGCTATTTCGAGTGGTCTGCGCCTGACAAGTGTCCGGTGGATGATGCCGACGCTATTCGCCAGGCTAACCCGTCGCTCGGCTATGGCCCTATGACCGTGGCCAGTGTCAGAAGCGATATCGATGGCATGACCGAGGCTGCTTTCCGCACCGAGGTCTTGTGCCAGTGGGTGACCGCCGACATCGTGCCCTACATCAACCCGAAATTGTGGGCGCATGGCACCGATGGCGCTTCCTGCATACCCGCCGAGAACCGCGTGGTCCTGGCGGTGGACACCTCGGCCGACCGGCAGACCACGTATGTGGCCGCCGCTGGCCTACGCGCCGATGGCCTGCCTCATGTGGAGCTTATCGCGCGTCGTGACGGCATGCTGTGGGTGCCGCACTTTCTTGACCTATTGCGTGAGAGCTGGCCGTCGATTTGCGAGATCGCCGTGCAGTCGAAGGGCTGTCCGGCCGTCGATTTCATCGACCCCTTGACCGAAAAAGGCTGGAACGTCCACCTCATCGAGGGTTTCCGCCTTGGCGCGTGCTGTGGCCGCTTCCTCGACCGCGTGCGCGAAGGCAAGCTCCGGCACCTGCCGCAGCCCGCCATCGAACAGCAGGTGAGCGTGGCCGTGACAAGGCGTCTCGGTGAGGTCGAGGTGTGGGATCGCGCTAAGAGTGCTTTGCAGATCAGCGGCCTTATCGCCGAATCGGAAGCATTGTACGCCTTGGAGACCATGCAGGCTGTGGATGCTGAGCCGGTGAAGGCTTCCGCCTATTCGGGGCATGGATTGATGATTCTTTGACTTTTTTGAAGCGATTGGAGGTGCCTTATGGGCCTTTGGAGCGCCTTGAGGAACGTTTTCCAGCCGCGCTACAGCATTTCCTTTGATTTGTCCGACCAGATGGCCATGATTCAGGGCCAGACTGAGGCCGAGCTTTTCAAGACGCAGCCGCATTTGCGTACTGTGATCACTTTTCTGGCGCGGAATGTCGCTCAGGTCGGATTGAAGGAATTCGAGCGTGTCAGCGACACGGACAGGCAGCGTGTGACCGATGATGTGCTGATAAATCTGCTGAAGCAGCCGAACGGCACGATGACCGGCTATGAATTGCTTAGGCAGCTTGTGGCCGACTTGGCGCTTTACGACAACGCTTACTGGGTGGTCGTGCAGAACCCCGATCGGGATGAGGACAAGTTCGGCAGTTGGCAGATTCAGCCGATTCCGCCATGCTGGGTGCAGGCGAAGCGTGATGGCAGTGTGTTCCAGCCCGCATATTATCGCGTTTATCCTAATTTGGGCACGTCATATTATGACGTTCCGTCCGATGACATGCTCGTGTTCCACGGATGGAACCCCGATGACCCGACGCAGGGCGTGACTCCGGTGCGTGCCTTGAAGGACATCATCAACGAGCAGATTCAGGCATGGTCGTATCGCACTCAAGTGTGGAAGCGTGGCGGCCGTATCGGCAGTGTGCTGGTGCGTCCGAAGGATGCGCCGGAATGGAATGATGCCGATCGCGAGCGTTTCATGCGCGGGTGGAAGGAATTCACCGACAAGGGTGCGCAGGCTGGTGCCACGCCACTGCTTGAGGATGGCATGGAATTGAAGCGTTTGGGTTTCAATGCTCGTGAGGAGGAATTCAGCGAGGTCACGAAGCTGTCGCTGTCCACCGTCGCAAGCGTCTACCACGTCTCACCTGTCATGGTCGGCATCCTGGACAACGCGAATTTTTCGAATACCAAGGAATTCCGCAAGATGCTGTATTCCGAGACGCTGGGGCCGACCATGCGCATGATCGAGGACAGGATAAACACTTTCCTTGCGCCGAAGGTCGGTGCGCCGGACGCGAATTACATCGAATTCGACATCCGCAGCAAGCTTTCCGGTGATTTCGAGGAGCAGGCCAGTGTGATGAGCACTTCGGTTGGAGCTCCGTGGATTACGCCGAACGAGGCGCGAGCCAGTCAGAATCTGCCGCGTGTCGAGGGCGGTGACGAACTGGTGGTGCCGCTCAATGTCACCAAGGGCGGCCAGTCAAGCCCGCAGGATGGCGGTGACCCGTCCCGTCCAGCCGATGGGTCGGCCATCGAATCGGATGATGACGAGAAAACAGCGGCCATCGTCGGCATGTGGCGTGACCGATTGGAAAAGAGCGTCAGATCACGGTTTGGTGCCGGTATGGGAGTCGATGACATCAAATGGCTCAAATGGCAGAACGAACTGCAGGCTGACCTGACCATCAAAGCCGGGCTGGGGCAGTTCGATGCCGGTGTGAGGGCATTGCAGGAGACGGAGGACATGCGCACGCATTTCAAGGAGGTGCATGATGCACTTTAAGGATTTCGATTGCCGATTCAAGGCCGATGGCGAGGACTCGGCACTCAAGGATGGCGAATTCATCGCCTACCCTTCCACTTTCACCCGCGAACCAGACTGCTACGGTGACGTGGTGGCAAAGGGCGCATTCGACAAGACCATCAAGGAATGGCAGGACAGCGGTAACACGCTGCCGGTCCTGTATGGGCATCGTATGGATGACCCCGATTATAACATTGGCGGCGTCGATTCGATGGGCGAGGACGATCACGGCTGGTGGATTAAGGGCCATTTCGACATGGACTCGCCGAAGGCTGCGCAGGTCTACCACCTGATCAAGGAAAAGCGTCTCAGTCAATTGTCCTTCGCGTTCGACGTGATGGACGAGGGCGAGGTCGAGCTTGACGACGGCACCAAGGCAAATGAACTGCGCGAATTGAAGGTCTATGAGGCGTCCTTCGTGCCTGTCGGCGCGAATCAGGATACCGGCATCGTGGACGTGAAGGACGCGCTGCGCCGGTTGAAGACCGGACGCACCCTCTCACAGAAGAATCTTGACATTCTCTCGCAGATCGCCGATGACCTGACCGGTCAGGCGAAGAAACTCAAGGATTTCGTGGCTGAGAACACCACTCAGTCCGACAACAACAATGACAATGACCAGAGTGACGATGCGAAGGCATCGGATGCCGGTGCAGCCAAGAACGAGGAGCCCGATGGGGCCAAGTCCGAGGAGCCGGACGGTTTTTCCGAAGCGGAAGCGTTGCAACTCGCAATCAAGATTGCCCAAATTGGGCGGGAAGGGGAGTGACCGTAATGGCATCTCTCAAGGAAAAGCGAGCCGCGCTTGTCAAGCAGCTCGAAGAAAAGCAGGGTCTGCTGGCCGCTGGCAAGGCTGATGGCGACACCATCGCATTTGTGAAGAGCGCGCTGGCCGAGGTCGAGGGCATCGACCGTCAGTTGGACGGCATGAAGCAGTCTGATGATCTGCTCGCGCAGATCGGCCAGCTCAACGCCAAGACCGGCGTGCAGCATGTTGGTGGCTCCGACGCCATCCACGCCAAGAGTATCGGTGATTATTACGTCAAGTCCATGCAGAATGCTGGCCTTGACGTGAAGTCCGCCATCGCACGCAACTTCGAGGTCGAATACAAGGCAGCGGATGATACTCACGTGGAAGGCGCGCCGTCCGAAGGCTATGCCCCGTATCTGACGCAGATCGACACTCAGCCTGCTCGACCGTATCAGCGTCCGCTGGTCGTGGCCGACCTCTTCGCTTCCGGTGCCGTCAGCGGCAACCTGATCGAATACCCGGAATTCAGCGAGCTTGAAGGCAACGCCTCCACCGTCGCCGAAACCGGAGCAGCCACGCAGGTCCATTGGAAGGAACCTGTGTGGAAGCAGGACAAGATCAGCACCGTCGCCAGCTTCTTCGCCATCAGCGACAACATGATGGACGATCTCAACTGGATTGTGTCGGAAATCAACAACAACGCGCAGTATGACCTGAAGCTGGCGGAGGAAAACCAACTCCTGTCCGGTGATGGCACTGGTAATGATCTGAAGGGTCTTTTCAATCGTGAGATTCAGACGATGGGCCAGGATGAGCTGTCGGACGCCGACCGTCTGTCCAAGGCCAAGCTGTACATCACGCTGAAAACCAATTATCAGGCTGACGCATTCGTCCTTAATCCGGTCGATTTTTGGAAGCTGACCATCGCCAAGAACGCGGAAGGCTCTTACCTCAACCTGACTAACGGTTCCACTTTGTGGAATGTCCCCGCAATCGCTACCGCCGCCATTGCCGAGGGCACCGCGCTGGTCGGTGCCTTCAAGAGCGCCGAGCTTTTGCGCAAGGGTGGTCTGGTCGTGAAGATGACCGACTCGAATGCCGATGATTTCCTGCACTTCAAGCAGACCTGCCGCATTAGCGAGCGTGTCGGCCTGCAAGTCAAGTATCCGAAGGCCTTTGTGAAGGTCACTCTCGGTAAGGCGGCCTGATCATGACGCAGAAGTATGTGCGCTTCGTCACCCCGAAAGAGGCGAACATCGACAAGACGCAGGACGTGGCGGAGCTTGTGGCGCTTGATGCCAAGGGCAAGCCGGTCACTATCGGCGGTGCCGCCTCTCTTCCGGTGGCGAAGAATGTGTCCAAGGCCGCAGGCGATGCACCGACCAAGCAGGAATTCGATGCTCTTGTCGATTCTCTGGTGGCCGCTGGCCTGATGGCAGCCAAGTAAGTGATTGGGGGTGCGGCATGACTGCCGTGATTGGTGATCTGATTCCAAGCGCCGACTCTTTCCAAGTCGATGCCGGTTTCAAGATGCATGCCGCTCAGGCTGCGATTCGCCGGTATTGCGGCTGGCATGTCGCGCCTTCCGTCACTCGTACGATTCGCGTGGATGGTCACGGCGGTGATTCGCTGCTCTTGCCATCCAAGCATGTGACCGCGCTTTCGAGTCTCAAGCTTGATGGCGTGGAACACGTGCAGGATGCGCGGTACAGCGAGGCCGGGAGTCTTGTGCTGGTCAATGGCGCCACCTTTCCCGATCTGCCGGGGAGTGTGGAAGCGACCATTACCGATGGTTGGGATTTGGAGGACGTGCCGGAAGTGCAGATGATTCTGCTGGACATCGCGTCTCGTGTGATGCAGGTTCCCGGCACGGTGTCAGCTCAATCCACGAATGGCAGCAGCGTCACCTATCGCTCCGGCTCCGATGGTGGTGTGCCTAATGTGGCGCTTTTCGAGTCCGAGAAGCGCACGCTGCAGCCCTACCGCTTGACGTGGGGGGTGAAGCCGTGACTTCCGCATTGGATTATCTCGGCGGTGGTACGTCCTTCAACATGTCTGGCGCGACCAAGTGGCGGCGTTTGCGTGCGAAGAAGGTCATGGACCGGTATTCGGGCGAGTTGACTGGTGAGGATTGGGACCACCCGAACGTGCTGGAATTCAATGGCTCGCTTTCCAGCTCCAGCAGCATGAGGACTCCTGACGCCTTGCGTGAGGAGACCACGAGCACGGCTTACCTCACCTCGACCGACCCGTCACTCGATATCATGCCCGGCGACCGCATCAGGGCCATGCCGGATGACGGCAGGTGTTGGGAGGTGTCCGGCTATCCGTCGCGTGACCAGAACGCTTTCACTTCGTGGCGGCCGACGATTGAGATTCCACTTGAAGAGTACAGGGGGTGATGGTCTTGGGTGTGATGGTCAAATTCAACGATCGATATTTCGATGAGCTGATGAATTCGGCTGGCGTCAAGGCCATGACCCGCAGGGCGGCCGAAAAGACCTTGGAATATGCGAAGTCTCACGCTCCCGTGGACACCGGCGCATACCGTGACGGCCTCCAGATCGAGGAGGTCAAGCATGCGCACCGTACCACATGCATGGTGGTCGGCACCGATCCGAAGACTCTGCTCGTGGAGTCGCGGACCGGCAATCTCCGCAAGGCGCTCAAGGCTGGCAAGTCATGACGGCAGTGCTACCACCAGACCTCGAAACATGGCTGTGCGCTTACCTCCGTGGCAAGCTGAAGCCATCCTACGGCAAGATTCTCGTGCACATTCGAGAGCCGGACGATTACGACGGCTCCTATCCTCTC